TTTTAATTATGGCAATAGATTTTAAAGGAGAACCAGCAGTATCAACTACAGGAACAATAGGGGCAACCCCATTTGTACCTAGACCTGCTGATACGTCTCAGTTAGTTGACAACATGGCACAACAACAAGAGCAGGGAGCGGGTTTAGTAGAAAAACCTCAACCAGAGAGTGCTACAAGAAGTCCGCAAATTGACTTAAATAGTTTGCAAGATGATGATAAGCGAATATTAAATGTTCACCTAACACCATCTTTGAAAAATGTTTTAAATAAAATATTTGGTGCAGACTTATTCCCAGGAATAGGTATAGGGGAACCTACAATTAGTGTATCAAAGAAAATAATTGAAAACAGATTTGGTAGTATTGACAAATTTATGTCAATGGTTAAACCAATAGAACAAGATGAAATTGTGCCACCTGCTAATACACCAGGGATATTATCCCAAGACGTATAGCAGCCCACAGAATTATGGAATCGAGCTACCCTTATCCATAAGGCACTCAACCTAAGAGGAAAAAACAATGGACAATAAAGAAGAAACTAAACTATTTAAAAAACCAGATAGCAAGTTAATGTATCAGAAACATAGAGATGATGAAAATGATCCTGAAACTGAAGCATTTGCTAAAGGTGAATTAAATAAATTTAATGAAGAAAAAGCAGAAACAGCAACCGTTCAAGAAGACACAGAAACATCTGAAGAAATTGCAAATTCAAATGACGAAGCTACTCTTTCAACTGAACGCCCTGAAAATGCAGAAGATCGTGTTTTTAAGAAACGTTATGACGATTTAAAAAAACACTATGATTCTACTTTATCTAAGCACAAAGATACAGTTAGAACTTTAAAGACACAATTGGAAACATCTACTAGTGAGTTTGTTCCACCTAAATCTAAGGCTGAATTAGAGGCTTGGAAGAAGGAGTATCCCGATGTATATGATATGGTTGAAACCATAGCTATGACAAAGGCTGATACTAAAGCTAAAGAGATCGAGGAGAAATACCAAACTCTACAGAAGCAGCAGGAAGAAATTGGCAGAGAAAAAGCAGAAGTTGAATTGTTAAAGTTACATCCTGATTTTAGTGAGATTCGTAAAGAAGATGCGTTTCACGATTGGGCTGCTAAACAAGATCCAGTTATTCAAAATTGGCTGTATGAAAATACATCTAATGCGAAATTAGCTGGAAGAGCTATTGATCTTTATAAGATGGATAGTGGTGTTAGTGGTTTAAATAAACAACAGGAACTAGCCGTTAAGAGAGAAGCAGCTAAAGCTATAACAAAAACTAACAAAGCTACAGAATCAGATATTCCCACAAAGAAGATTTGGTCTAACTCTGAGATTGGTAAGATGAGTCGAAGAACGTTTGAGAAGTTTGAAGCTGAGATTGATGAAGCATCAAGAGAAGGTAGGATTCAACCTTAAACTAACAACTATAAACAATAGGCAAACATTATGGCAACAATGGGAAAAGCGTCTGGATACCAAAATTTACCATCAGGTAATTGGGCTCCAGCAATTTATAGTCAGAAGGTTCAAAAGTTTTTCAGAAGAGCATCAGTTGTAGAAGATATTACAAACACTGATTATGCTGGAGAAATTGAAAATTTTGGCGACACAGTAAATATAATCAAAGAACCTTCAATTACAGTGAACGACTACGCTAGAGGTCAAACAGTAAACACAGAAACACTTGCAGACGATCAAATTCAATTGACTGTCGACCAAGGTTCGTACTTTGCGTTTAAAGTAGATGACATCGAAGAAAGACAATCACATGTAAACTTTGAAGCTCTTGCAACTTCTTCAGGTGCTTATGCACTTAAAAAGAACTACGACTATAATGTATTAAGTGCAATCTACTCTGGAGCGAGTACTTCTGCAGCTAATACAGGAACAGACGGATCACCTATCGATGGTGATGCAGCAGTTGACACATTAACAGATATTATGTCAGCAGCTAAAACAGTTCTTGATGGTAATGATGTACCAGAAGAAAATAGATGGTTTGTTGCACCACCAGCTTTCTATCAACAACTTAGAAAAGCAGGTGCTAAGATCTCTGATCAATCAGTAATGAATGACGGATCATCTTCATCTATGAGAAATGGTATGATTACAGACAGACCTTTATTTGGGTTTAGAATGTATACTACTAATGCTATCGCTGTATCAAGTGGATCAGCGGCAAGTAAAACTTTTGGATCAGCAGGTTCTAATGAATATGCTTTCCTTTATGGTCACCAAGGAGCAGTAGCAACTGCAAACCATATTGCGAAAACAGAACTTATCAGAGACCCTGATTCATTTTCAGACATCGTAAGAGGTCTGCACGTTTTTGGAAGAAAAGTTCTAAGAACTGAAGCAGTTTACTCTGGTGTTATAACAATAGGTTAATTCTAAATTAGAAGGAGAAATAGAATATGGCAACTTACGACAAAACAGGAGTAGGTGGTACTACAGGACATCCGTCTAATGGTAGAACACCTTACTTAGTTGAAAATACAATTGACATTGCAGCAATTAATAGTGCTGCAGGAACAGTAGCGAATGATGTAATTCAAGCTATTGATATCCCTGCAGAAACATTAGTTATGCAAGCAGGTGTTGAAGTTCTTACTGCATTATCAAGTTCAGTTACAATGGACTTAGGTATAACAGGTGGAGACGTTGACAATTTTGTTGATGGTGATACAAATGCAACAGGTTACAGTACGCTTACAGCGACAGCTAATCTTGTTGTTGCTAGTGCAGATACTTTAGACGTACTTGCATTAAGTGCTAGTTCATCTGCGGGTAAAATCCGTGTTTGGGCAGTACTATGTGATGTATCAGGTATTGATGAAACTGATCACAACTAATAGATAAATAATTTAAGGGGGGTATTAATATCCCCCTTGGATAACACCCTTCATAACTCTAGGAAATATAATGGCTACATATGATTTAACTCAAAAGCAACATGGTGTTTCAGGTCAATCTAAAATTTACCTTAATGGAAATAGTGAAGGTGATAAGAAGAGATTACAAAATTTAGAAAGTAAAGTAGAAGAACAATCAGATAAATTAGATCAGATAACTTCAATACTTCATGCAATATCAGAAAAGACATCAGCTTCTTGAAATAATTTCTGAATACAAGTCTGATAACACTGCCTTAAAAAAGCAGATTGATGATTTGAAACAGCAATTAGATGATGCTCAATCTCGTATTAAAAGATTATTAATTAGATGTGAACAATTCGCAGAAGATAACAACGAAAAAGAGGAATAAATAATGTCAACGACTTACCTAGTATTAGCCAACAGAGTACTCAGAGAATTAAATGAAGTTGAATTAACTTCGGCTAATTTTTCTAGCAGTCGTGGTATTCAAACTGCTGTTAAGGATTTTGTTAATAAATCTGTTCATGATGTTTATAATGAAAGTGTAGAATTACCTTTACTACACACAACAACGACTCAAGCTACTTACACTGGAGACGGTGAATATGCATTCCCATCGGATATGCGTAGAGTGGACTTCGAGTCTTTTTTTTTGAAGCCGAATGAATTAATTACTAATGGTGAATTTACTTCTAATATAACTAGTTGGACTACAATAGCAGGTGCAGGTAGTGCAGCTTATAATAGTGGTGGCAATGGTAGATTAAGATTAAATGATTACGCAGCATACCAAGCAGTAGCAACTGTTGTAAATAAAACTTATAACTTACAAGTTAGAGTATTAGATTCAGAAGGTACAGGTCAAGCTTTAAAAGTACAAGTAGGTACAGCTGCAGAAGGAACACAAAATTTAAGTACAACACTAACAGTAAGTGATTTTAATTCTGGTAAAATACTAGATGTACAATTTACTGCTACAGATCAAACAACATATATAACTTTAAATAATACTAGTACAGGTACTAACCTGGATATAGATTATGTGAGATTATCAAGAGCAGGTATAACAACTAAAAAGTTACAGAATATATCTTATGATGATTACATGCAAAGATTTAAAGAACAGGATTCACAAAATACTAGTAGTCACTATGGTATGCCCCAGTATGTA